GATTTAATAGCAAAATGGGAAGATGCCTTTGCTCAAGTCGTTAAAGGTTGGGATGCCTAATGGCTGGATCAAGAACGTTAAAACTTTCAATCCTTGCCGATATTGACAACTTGCAAAAAAACTTAAAAAGTGGCGCGGCAGATGTAGAAACTTTTGGCGATAAATTAACAGATTTCGGCAAGAAAGCTGCTGTTGCTTTTGCCGCCGCTGGAGCTGCCGTTGGTGCTTTTGCCGTTAGTGCAGTTAAGGCAGCCGCCGAAGATGAAACCGCTCAAAAGCAATTAGCCGCGACAATTTCTGCAACAACCGATGCAACGGCTAAACAAATTGCTGGTGTTGAAGAATATATTAGACAAACCTCAATTGCTATTGGCGTCACCGACGACCAATTAAGACCGGCATTTTCCAGATTAGTCAGATCAACAAAAGACGTCGAAGAAGCACAGCATCTTCTCAATCTTGCATTAGATATTTCTTCAGCGACTTCTCGTCCTTTGGAAGCTGTGGCAAATGCACTTGGTAAAGCCTACGATGGTAATACCGCTGCCTTAGGGAAATTAGGTCTAGGTCTTGACGCTAATTTAATTAAGTCCAAAGATTTCGACGCAATATTCCAAACGTTAACAGCAACATTTGGAAATTTTGCTGAAAATGAAGCGCTTACAACTGAAAAGCAAATGGAAAGAGTCAAGATTGCTCTTGACGAAGCAAAAGAATCTATTGGAGCTGCTCTTTTGCCAGTTGTGCAAGAATTAACTCAATGGATTCTGAATAACTTTATTCCAGCTCTTGATGCTTTTATTTCTGGTCTTACCGGTCAAGGGGGCTTGGATGATTCTTTAAGTGACTCACAAAAAACAGCGATGGAATGGGGTCAGAATCTAAGACGTTTTATTGACACAGTTATAAATTTGAAAGATGAAATTATCGTCTTAGGTGCAGTTATTGCAGCAGCCTTTACAATAAGCAAAATCGCTGCTGGAGTTACAGCAACCATAGCCTTGATTAAAACTTTAATAACCGCGTATAACGCATTAAAAGCTAGCGCTATTGTTGCAGGTGTCGCTAGCGCTTTTGCATTAAATCCTTTACTTGGCGTTGGAGCAGCCGCTTTAGCCGCTGGAGTTTTATCTGCTGCCAATGCCATAGCTAATAAATATAATACTGATGTAAGCGGTTTAGGCGGCGGTTCAGTCGGTGGAACTAATTTAGGAAGTCGGCCTCTTGGTGGTACTGCTCGCGCCACTATGACTCCCGAAGAATTTGCTGATCGAGTTGCTTTCGAGCGAGCATACGCTGAATCAACCAAAGGTGGTTCAACGGGAAGTAAAACTGCTCAAACTTTGATTGAACAAGTAACACAGGAAAATTTCATTAGGAATTTAGCTCCGGGTGCATTTGATCCGGGAGGAATCCGTCAAAAAGACGAAGCGGGTATTACTATTAACGTTAACGCACCATCCATAATTGACCGCGAAAATTTCAGTAGAGCTGTTGTTGATGCTCTTAATGAATCTAATGCTCGTACCGGTGGCGGCGGCGGTCAACTAATCTTATGACAGCTTGGAACGCCGTTTATCGAGTAAAAGTTAACGGCAATACAGTAACTAGCGCAACGTTAAGCGGATTGACTATCACTTCTGGTCGAACCGATATTTATAGCCAAGCCATTGCCGGCTATTGTAATTTAACCCTATTGGAAATGACTTTAGCATCCGTCGATTATGATATTAACGACTCAGTAACAGTTGAGGTACAAAATGCTTCGGGAGTCTACGTTTACATTTTTGGCGGTTTTATAAGCGACGTCAATATTACAGTTCAGAATTCTGGTTCATCCGCCACAACTCAAAGAATTCAAATTATTGCGGTAGGCGCGTTAGCGCGACTCAACCGCACCATCTTTAGCGGCAACTTAGCCCACGAATTTGATGGCACTCGAATTGCCGGATTGTTAGACGACGTTCTTTACAACACTTGGAACGATATTCCCGGAACAACGACTTGGAACACTTACGATGCAACAATTATTTGGCTAAACGCTGAAAATGCTGGATATGGTGAAGTGGATACTCCGGGAGATTACGAACTTCACAGCCAAACTGGTGTGAGCGACACAGTTTATAATTTGGTGTCGTCTGCCGCTAATTCGGGCCTTGGTTATATTTATGAGGATTCGCAAGGTCGCATTGGTTATGCCGATTCGACTCATAGAACCGAATATTTGAGCACCAATGGTTATATTGATCTTGATGGAAATCACGCAATCGGGCCGGGTCTGTATATTGCTAAACGAGCTGGAGACGTAAGAAATTCCGTTTCCGTCACCTATGGCGCGGACAGTTCTTCCGAAGTGACTGACTCGGATGCAGCTTCAATTATTCTTTACGGGGAATTGGCTTCCCGTATTACGACGACTCTTAGGCATCAAGCCGATGCTGAAGCCCAAGCTGCTTTTTATTTGTTGATTAGAGCCTATCCACAGTTCGAAATGCGCCAAATAACTTTTGCTTTGACTAATCCGGAAATCGACGATTCGGATCGAAATTCGCTCCTCGGTATATTTATGGGTATGCCTTTGAATATAACGAACCTTCCTAGCAATATGGTCGAAGGAACGTTTCAGGGATTTGTAGAAGGTTGGACTTGGACGGCTAGCCTTAACTCCCTGAGCCTCACCCTAAACCTTTCGCCTTTGGCATATTCGCTTCAAGCGATGCGTTGGAATAGTATTCCAGCGACCGAGACTTGGAATACGATTAACCCCACATTAGACTGGCTTAACGCTACAATAGTCGCCTAAAGGAGAACGATGGCAAATACAACTAATTTTAACTGGGAAACTCCAGACGATACCGACCTTGTCAAGGATGGCGCTGCCGCTATTCGCACACTTGGCAACTCGATAGATACTTCGCTCGTCGATCTTAAAGGCGGAACGACCGGTCAAATTTTGACTAAAAATTCTAATACCGATTTGGATTTTGTATGGTCAAGTGAGACTGGAGATATTTCAGCGGTAGTAGCAGGAACAGGTATTAGTGGCGGCGGCACATCGGGATCGGTAACGATTACGAATTCAATGGCGACGGAAATTACGGCATCTGGTGACATTATTGTTGGCACAGGTTCAGGAACTTTTGACAATTTACCAATTGGCACGACGGGTCAAGTTTTAACAGCAGACACAACTGTTTCACCTTACAAAGTAAAATGGGCGGCAGTTTCGGCTTCATCAGGGCCGACATTTCGAGCCTATCGATCTTCATCAAATCAAGGTTTGGGTGCATCAACTTGGACAAAATGTCAATATCAAAGCGAAGATTGGGATACCGCAAGCGCGTACGATAATACGACAAATTATCGTTTTACACCTGCAACGGCCGGATATTACCAAGTAAACGCTTGTGCCGATATGGAAACCAATGGTGGTATGCAACTAGCGTTGTATAAGAATGGAACGATTAACTCATCTTTCGGTTATCAAGCTACAGGCAATAACGTTCAAAATAATGGTGGTTGCTTGGTATATCTCAACGGCTCGACTGATTATATTGAACTATATGGTTTAGCATTAGGTACAACCAGAAATCTTCAGCCCTCACAAAGCAACTCATTTTTCACCGCCGTTTGGATAAGGAGCTAAAATGCCTCAAGTTGACTTAATTGATCTTGTAAAAGAAAAACATCCAACTATTAAGGATGTTGATATTATCAACCGAAAAATTGTTTTACAAGACGATTGCGATGGTACTGGAGTCTATATTGCGGAATGGAATTTTCCCGAGAATTTGGATGCAAGTTTAGAAATTTATCGTCGTTAATGGGAAAACTGTGCAAAGCCGGAATCCAACTTCGGGAACAAATAGATGATGATTATCCTGATCGCGATAGGCGCTCTGATGGTGTCGAAGCTGACGCGCGCCATTACGCAACAAATCCTTCTTCGGATCATATCCCGAGAAATGGAATTGTTAGAGCTATAGATATTGACGCCAACCTAAACGCGCATCCTGAAGAAACTTATGCGTTGGTTGAGAAAATTCGCAAATGTGCCAAGCGCGGAGATAAGCGCATTAAGTACATAATTTACGACGGAAAAATTATGAGTCCAATATTGGGCTGGAAGCGCAGAAAATACAAAGGCGCAAATCCTCACCGCTCGCACTTTCACATTAGCTTTACAACTTTGGGAGACAATGACGGGAAATGGTTCGACCTTGAAGGAGACAGAAATGAGCGACTTAAAGAAGATGGCGGAAAGCTGGGCAAAGACGTTTCTAGCAACAGCACTAGCAACCTATCTCGCGGTGGGCTGGGATGTCGATGCAATTGCAAATGCGGCTCTAGTATCAGTCTTGCCTAGTATCATCAACTGGCTTAACCCTAACTACGAACGTTACGGGCGACTTCGGTAATGGATGCCAATACCATCGCTGGATTCGTAGCTTCGGTTCTCGGATCAATCGCCCTACTAATTGCCGGGCTTCGTTACATCATCAAATTAGAAAATATACCCATTGTGTCGCGCCTTGATAAAATGGAGTCTCAGTTAGAATTAGCCCTATCGAAGAAGGTGGGGGCTAATGGCAACAAGAAAGCGCGTTAAGAAGCCAGTAAAGAGATTTACGAAACTTGCCGCCGTAATGGAATGGACGAAGGCACAGCTCTCGCTTTTGCTATGGATCGAAGTTCTTGGCCTGACTGGGTAATCGACCCACAAGATCCGATTAAAAAAATCGGTTGGGAAGATGGCGAGGAAGACGTCTAATTTACCTTCGCGAGGTTGAGCTATTCGAGGCTCTCAAGTCGGTTTATCCGGACTTGACGCCTTTATCGGCGACCGACCGAGCCGATGGCATTACCCACGATGCCTATATCGAGATGAAGTGCCGTCGCACTCATTACCCCACACTTTTGATTGAGAAGAAGAAGTGGGATTACTTGGCCGATATAAGGGCTAGAACGGGCGCTAGGACGCTTTACATCAACTCCACCCCACAAGGGGTCTACCAGTTCGATTTAGGGGCTATAAACGAGCCTGAGTGGCAATTAAAGGCCCTTCCAGACAAGACGGACTTCGCCAATAGCGGCAAGGTCGAGAAGCTTTGTGGCTTCCTAGATATACGACACTCCGAACTCTTACTTGTCTAAATAGATTTAATTAAATAGATTTATCCCACTAAATCCATTTCGAGGGTTTAGAAGGGAGAATAAATGATAAATAGCCCGACAGTAATTCGATTTGATGCTACCTCTGGGGCTTGGTCGGACGGGAAAAATTACGTTAAAGGCCAAATAATTCGCAGATATGCAATTGAGTCGCTGGGTAGAAAATCAGTTAGAGGGCGATTAAGTCGCGATGAAATCTCTGCTTATTGGCTAGATCGCTTCGGGGTGAACGCCGATGTCCAATAACTTCACGGCTGAACAAATTGCAATGATTTGCATTGGTCTATTTCTTGGCGGTCTATGGGTATCCGCTTTGATTGAATCGGCAAAAGCCAAAGCCTTTAATGAAGGTTATAAAAGAGGACGGAGTAGCTTAAATGTCAGAGAGATCATTAAGTGACTGGCTCTCGGACGCTGGTAACACCCTCGAGGACAGGGGGATGGAATATGGCGACCCGAGGCACAATCTTCTACGCATTTACAAAATCGCGAGAATCCTCGGTGTTCAGCTCAGAGACCCATCTGAC